CTTGGTAAGGTGCTTGCTGATATGTATGCTCACTAAATGGTAAGAATGATATACCTGATACCTCATCAAAGTTAGTGAACACCCATGCTCCCACATCCATCCACTCATCTTCCTTGACTGATATAGTCACAGATGGTTTGTGTTCACACCAATGCCTTTGATAGACTAGCCAAAAGTTTAACTGCTCTATAGCTGACATAGCTGTCCTTGTAATTGCACCTGTTGGTGCTTTCATAGGGAAACTAAAGACAGTTGTGCTGTCAGGCTTCATAACATCAGGCTCAGATGGTATGCCACTCTCAGTCATAAACTGTGTCAATGGGTCTTTGTTATCACCACGAACAGTTCTGATATAATATTCAGAGTGTCTAGCATGAATACCTGATGCACTGTCAACTAATTGACTAACTGTACCACTAGGTTTGACACAAGTGATGGCAGTTGACTGAGGTATCCCTAATTCTTTAGCAACTTTCTTGTTAGTTTCAATAGCTACCTCTTTTAAATCACGTAATACATCTTCTAATTCAAAGTAGTTATGATTCAAAGCAGGGCAATCTAATATACCTGTTAGGGAAACTCCTAATAGTCTTTCTTCTTCAGTATTATCTTTCCATATCTTACGTAAATATTTAAAGTTTGTAAGGGTTGATTGGAATGTACCTAGTATTGTAGCCATTCTAACCTTTTCTTTTAGTGTTTCATAAGTATCTGTCTCACGAGCTACTACCTCAGTAAGATTACAGAACTGATAGGGTCTCAAGATTATCTCACTACATGGATTGCAACCAAAGTAATGGTTAGCATCTCGTCTACCATTCTCTAATGCCTTGACTTTTGCAGCTTGCCTATTAAAGATACCACGTTCACCAGACTTAGATTCATACAGAGCAGTCCATTCTCTCATAAATGTACCCATTTCAGGCTTACCCTTAAATGCTACAGAGTTATTAGCTAATGATCTTTGTCCTTCATTCTCCCACCATTGTCCTGACTTGGCATGTCTCATTTGGTCATCGCCTAAGTTAGACAAAGATATGAGGGCAGAACGTCTGACACCACCTACAACTACAACTTCACCAATCTTACACATGATGTCGTGACACTCAATAGGAAATAGTCTTCTACCTTTAGCTGCTCTAAACTTGTCAATGCAGAACTGAAACAACTCAACTAATGGTGCAGGTCCTGATGCTCTACCACCAAAGGTTTTAAGTCTTGCACCTGCTGGTCTAACCTCTGACATATCCCACTGAGGAACTTGTCCTGCGTACAGCATAGCTATCAACTCACGTAATCCCTTTGACCATCCGGGTCTGCTATCTCCAACTTTTATGATAGTAGTGCTGTCTTCAAAGTGTTCATTTACTATAGGTAACTTGTCTACAACTTCTCTTTCAACAGAGAAGCCAACACCTGTACCACACATCAATACATACATACATTCATCAAATGCTCTTGGGCTATCTACAGGTATATAACTACAGTTGTAACCACCAACATGGCATCTGTCTAACGCAGGTCCTGAGGTCATTAAAGCTCTCATACTAGGCATGACACCTAGATTAAGTATCTGTGAAGATATCTTTTCTTTCAATGACTTAGTTAAGGTATAATTGTGATTAGTTTTTAGATGACCTTCCATGTAGTCAAAGTATCTTTCTATAGTTTCACCCCAATTTTCTCTGCGTTGCTCATCTTCTTTCCATCTAGCATAGCGAGATAGAGCAATGAAGTTTTGATAATCAGTTGGTAGGTAGTTACTTAGCATTTATTTCTCCTCTGTTATTGTTCTTATATGTCTTATTCTTAAACCATCTACTTCATGTATTAGGTCTCTAACGTGCTCTTCTATTTCTTCTCCTACTTTGCCATCAGAAGGTACAGGGTACTCTTCTTCATCTAATGATAAAGTTAATATCATTTTAACTTTTATCATCGTAGACCTCAAGTAGCTTATTTAAATACCACTGTGCTTTCTTTAAATCTTCAACACCATTCTTATATTTGTATCTCCATAAGTACTTCATTATATTACCTTGTAGGTAGGATTCAAACCCTTCACCACACATTGCTCCTATAGCATCTATTGTTTCTATACCAGCATTGTTGTAGTGCTGTGGGTGATTTACCATGTCATCTTTTTCTGCCATATGTTTCATATACTCCATGTGTCTTAGGTCTCTTTTATACTCATTATCTTGTATTGTCAATATTATTCTCCTTTAAAACTTAGAGAAATAACATTCCCTTGAACAGATTTAACTTTGGGCTTATTGCGTTTGTTTAACGCTTCGTCTGCTTCATCAAGAAAGTCTTCTAGTCTTTCTGTAAGAGATGGGTCTCGTTCCATTAGAGCAACAGTAGAAGCTACTAGTTGACATAGATGTATAAGACTAGACTTACTTTCTGTACTTAGTTTACTCTTCTCTGATGCTATTATATTAACTTCTAATTCGCCTGTCCAATAGTCTTTGTCTACTCTAGGTACTAATTCTATAAAGCATGAGTTTGGATTTTTAGTAGTGATTCCCATATTATTTTCTCCTTATTTTTGTACCTGCAAATTCAATGAACTTGAGGTGTTTGTTTTTACCTTTTTCTTTTAACCATTCTTCTGGTATTATTCTGTCATAGTATTTAAAGCCATGCTTATCACACCATTGACCATAGTTAGATTTAGCTCCTTTACTTAACTTGTTTTTACTATTCGTGAACACAAACCTAATGTCTAACTTAGGGTGTTGCTTCTGTATACACAAGTGTTTTTTTCTATCTGATACTATAAATCTTCCTTTAGTCTCTATTATAATTCCATTACTTAGGATAAAGTCTGGGGTATAGGTACGGTATGTTAAGTCTTCCCATTCAATCTTAATACTTTCATAATCATAATCATAATTTAATGTATCAAGGTGCATGGATAGCTTATACTCTAAACCACTCCTATACCCATACTTCAAGGCTTCCTTAGTTATCTTGTGTAGTGCCATTAAAAACCCTCAGCAAGAGAAATATAGGATACCATCTTAGGCATCTTTGCTTGAGACATGACGGCAGGTTTATCAGTTAAATCCCAACAGTCATATCTGTAATCACAGAATGTACAGCCTTTATTTAAGACAGTATTACCTGTGACTTTACCTCTGAATGTTTCTATCTCAGGTTCAAAGCATCTCTCAAACTCGTTCTTGTTAACAGTAGCAACCGTATCTTCTATTTTATCAATCTCTTTATCTAGGTCAAGACCTGTAGCAGGCACATACTTAAAATGACCATTGGCTTTGTTGACAACCCACCAACCACCAACTCTCTTGCCTGATGCTTTTGCATATCCAGCAAGTTGTCCTATGTAACCAAACCCATCACCATCACTCAAAGTATCATATGATTCAAACTTATTCTTGTATGACCAATCAGAGGCTGACTTTACATCATCTAATGCTCCATCTATAACTAAGTCATAAGAACCTGATACTTTTGTATCCTTACATTGTAAGCTTACAGTCTCAGAGTTTTCATACTTAACTCCTGCCCCTCTTAATAACCCCTTGAAAACAGCCTCAACTATGTCTCCTAACATCATGTTCATCATAAAGTTATTTGACTTAGGTAAAGCTGTCTTAGGTTTATTCTTATCATACCATAGTTGGCAAGTGGGTCTGCCTATATTAGACATACGTAGTCTAAAGTCTCCTCTCTTGACCTTCCCACCAAACTGTCGTTGCAGAGAATCTTTTACATCATCTGCTACTTGGTTAATAACATCTTCAGACATAGTAGACTTACCGTTTACTGCATCAGTCATGTATTGATGCAACTTCAGTTCAGCGAGATGATTCATTAGTTATTCCCTTCTATATCAATAAAAGATTCAACAGTCTCAACTTCTTCTGGAGTAATAGGATTCTGCCTAGTCTCCACCTTCTCTTCCCACTCTTTACAGATGTAATCATTGAAGTTCTTTATCCACTCAATAAAGTCTCCAAATAACTTTTGATCTGCCTCTGTAACATCAAAGGATTCACCAAAGTCTACTTCAGCTATTGGTGTATAGAAGTGACTACCATTAGGTAACTCATTAGCTTTAGTACCATTAAGATGTATCAAGTGCTGTATAGGCAACCTAGACTTCTTAACATAGGAGTTGAACTGCTCACCTAATGTCTTGAAAGCATCCTTGTTATCTATCTCCCATATAAAAGGTACATCTCCTAATGCTACAGCTTCACCCTTTTCATTAGTAGGCTCGTCTAAAGTAACTATACCAAATATAACACGCACACGTTTAATCTGTCTGATTAAGTCTTGCATGTCTGGTGCTAGAGCCTTGAAGTCTTCTATATAACCTGAAGGCTTACCACAGTTAAATCTTCCTGTGTTATCCTTTAAGTCTCCATTTAGATTGTCAGACATTATTGTTCTATGGAACATACCTTTTGGTTCACCTGCTTTTGCACCCAAATTAGCTATGTATCTTCTTAACATAAATCTCTGCATAAATGGGCGAATACTTATATTCTTAGCGTAGTAGAATGTAGAGCCTGACTCTTCAACTACCTCTAATCTATATGATCCACCCTCAATGACTTCTACGTTAGCCATCTTACCATTTACTTCAGCTTGACCCATCATAGGGCTATGCCATATTCTAAGTCTATTTAGATTGCCAGACTTCTTTGGCTTTGCAGATACCTCTGTAGCTATTCCCATAGCTTTAGCTAAATCTGCATAGCTATCTGTATTTATATTTATTAATTCATTCATAATTACTCCTTTCATTGAGCTTAAAGAATCCTAGTTATATCATGCCACATCTTTAGTGTCAAGCCAGTTATCGCCTATTTTAGCTTCTAATAATAAAGGTACATTGAACTCTATTCTAAACTGATTTTGTATCATATCAATCATATTATCATTAGTTGTCTTTATAATATTAAGAACAACAATCTCCTCGTTAGGATGTACGTCTACCACAATAGAATCGTGTACACTATTTACTATACAAGAGTGATGTTGTTCTAGTTGTTTCTCTATATACATAAGTATTAGAGGTACTATGTCAGCAGTAGCAAAAGATTGCACAGGGTAATTCTTTATCTGTGTAAAGCTAGTGATCTTGCCAGACATAAGTCTTTGTACATCAGGAAAGGCAAACTCCCTACCTGATGGTGTAGTTATCATACCTGTAGTTAAAACTTCTTTAGCCAATCTGGTATGCCAAGCTTTGATTCCCTTATACTTTTCTGTAAAGTGTGCATAGTATGCAGCCTCTGCTTTGCTTCTTCCAAACCCGGTTGCTCCATACAACGGTGCAAACGTGTGTGCTTTTGCATCTTGGCGAGAAGTCGGTTGACCTGCATCTGTAATAACTTTAGACGTATATGAGTGAACATCAAATCCAGTGGCAACTTCTTCCATAGCAACTTTATCTTGTGACAGAAACGCTGCCGCCCTAAACTCCAATTGTGCAAAGTCTGCCTCCATTATCTTGCCACCAGTCCAACGTGATACAAACACCTTCTTCACAGGAAACGTACCACCTCTAGGCATGTTCTGCATGTTAGGGTCTGCACCACTAAATCTACCTGTAGATGTTCTATGCTGAAGTAATCTAACATGCAACTTCCCATCAGGTTTAACGTAAGTCTTTATCCCTTGTATAAAAGAGGATAAGTAAGTATCCAAAGCAGATAGTCTCTGTAAGTCAGATAAGAATCCACACGCTTCAGACATATTTAATTTCTTTGCACTATCTTGTAGGACATCAAGAAACTTTTTGTTAACACTAAAACCATTAGCACTAATCCATTTAGCTGATGGTGCAGAGAACTTTAAGCCTGCTATCTTTGGTGTATTATTAAAAGTGTAGCCACTACCAATACAAGTAGAACACTTAGGTTGTTTAGCATAAGGTGCTCCATCTTTTTTTACCTTTCTCATCTGCCCTGACCCATAACAAGACTGACACTTAACAGCTTCTGTTTTATATATGATGTTAGATTCATCAGCAACATTAGCCTTATAGTCTCGTATCTTCATATAGGAATCAAAGTTATGTGTCCAAGTAGTCTTATCTTTAGGCTTTCTACTATATATAACCCAAGACATTTGTTCAGGACTATTAAGATTAATAGGTGTATCGCCCATCAGTTGCTTAACTTGTAACTGAAGACGTTTCTCTATGTCTTGCTTCTCCTTCTCAAATTCTACACGTACTTCTTCTAGTACATCTAAGTTAACTGCAAACCCCTTTTGATATATTCTAGCTAGAGTTAGAGCAACTTGATTAGTAAGAACTACAGTATCCATTAGTTTACTATATTCTGAACTGTTTAGCTTCTTATATATAACATCAGACAATTGTTGCGTAGCATGTAAGTCTGCTGATAAATATTCTGACAGTTCATTTGGTGGTATGTCAGCTACAGTAAAACCTTTCTTGAAGTATTCTTTTAGTGTGTCTTGTTTCTGTGTAGCTAATTCATATCTTATAGCACAAGCATCTAATGATAAAGGTTGCTTGACACCCCTTTGTAACACGTACTCACCTAACATAGTATCAAATACAGGACCGTCATAAACTAAACCACATTCCCATACCCACATTAAGTCGTGAACTATGTTATGTCCTATTAGGAT